CCGATGCCTGCATATTGTTTGCGAATATTGCCGTTATAGGAAGTGCGCATACAACGCCGACCTCTAAAGTTCCCATACCATTCTTCAGGAGTTAAACCGTCAATCAACTCAGTTTCATCAATACCAACAATTACTTCTGTAACGATATTATTTTCATCAAGGAATGCGTAGTGTGCCATTATACCGTCACCGTTCCTGTTCCTGAAGTAAAAGTGTATATCTTGTATCCTCCAGCGTTAGCGTACGAATAACCCAACCCTCCGCTAATTGAAGTTATGTCTCGGAGTGTGTTTGAATATCTGAAGATAACGATTCCAGAACCACCAGAACCAGCGAATGTTCCTGGGTAGTTACCAGTTCCACCGCCACCGCTTCCAGTGTTTCCTGCACCGTTTGCTCCATAAGAGCCAGTTTGCCCACCACCACCACCACCACCAGAACCACCGCTGCCTGGTGTTCCGCCATCAAATCCACCACCACCGCCTCCTCCTGCACGAGTTACAGCAGATGTTGTTATGCTGTTTGTCTGCCCAGCACCACCGTTACCGACTCCCGAGCCGCCCGAGCCGTTCCCACCAGCACCACCACCTCCACCACCACGCCAGTTGCCAGCACCGCTTCCAGAGTTTGAGGCTCCGTCATATCCCTGCCCTGCCGTTCCAGAAGCCCCAGATTGGTTTCCACCACCGCCACCACCAGCACCACCAGTGGCAGCACCACCACCACCAAAAGTTCCACCAGCACCACCTCCCGTTGCTGTAATACTGCCCATCTCGGATGGGTTTCCACTTGCGATAGGTGCACCACCAGCACCAACTGTTACCGTAAATGATGCTGGAAGCGAATAGTTCCCTTCAGCAGCAGCACCGCGACCCGATGTGCCCACGGATGTACGATATCCACCAGCACCACCGCCTCCTCCAACATTTCCACCTCCAGAACCACCACCAGCAATAACTAAAAATTCAACCGATGTTGGAGAAGCCAGTAGCGTTGTTGCATTAACACCAGCAGATTGCGGTCCAACACCATAAGCATTTTTAGCACGAACATAAAAAGTGTAAGTAGTATTTGCCGTTAATCCAGTAACGGTTATTGGGCTTGCTGTTGTGTTGTTCCAAGAGTTTGTAAAGTTTGCAATATACAAATCGTAACCTGTTATTGCACCACCACCAGCGGCAACAGAAAAGTTGACCGTTGCTGTAGTTGTGCCAACAGGTACTGAACTGATAGTTGCTGTGCCAGTAGGAACACCCTCTGTAGTAAACGACACACCAGTTGAACCAGGACCAACGCCAACAATATTAACAGCTCTTAGATAAACCGTGTATGCTGTATTTTGGGTTAAACCACTCACTGTTACTGGTGATGTAGCATCTGCTGGACTTAATGCAGTCCAAGATGAATTATTAAATGAATACTCATAGTTGGTTATTGGTGAACCACCATCATTTGTTGGTGCAGTAAATGAAATAGCAACAGAAGTATTAGTTGGTATTGCGCTTAAAGATGTCGGAGCATTTTGTGGTACGCTTACTCCAGGATCAACTCCACCAAGAATTTGCATAACTAAGCCGCTATATTACCAACAAGAACCCAAGTATCAGTAGCAATACAAACCAAAGTTGCTAAAGAATACTGACCGAACAATTTTCGTTTAGTTCCTGAACTGTAGAGCGTTATCCCTGTTGGGGATATAACAACTTGACCAGCGCCAAGCTGTAGTAAATTAATTTGATCACCAACGCTAAAGGTGCTGGTAGGCACCGTCACTGTTATTTGCGAGGCATTGCTTAATGTAACTAATTTATGAGCATCGCCAGCAACAAGTGTATATGTAGTTCCAGTTTGAGCATTAAGCGTCATACCATCAAAATCATTTGAACCAATTGCTCTATCAGCAATTTTTGCTCCAGTGATTGTAGCATTTGCAATCTGTGTAGCGGTGACTGTAGCGTTTGCAATTTGAGTAGCAGTGATTGTAGCATTTGCAATTTGTGTAGCGGTAATCGTAGTGTTTGCAATTTGTGTGGATGTGATCGTAGCGTTTGCAATTTTTGCGGCTGTAATTGTTGTATCTGCAATCAGGTCGTTTGTAATTGAACTGTTTGACAATGCCTGTACATAAGCTTGCCAGGTAGTACCTGTCCATGTCCAGCTTCTTCCGCCAGATGTAAATACATCATTTGTTGCTGGGGAGTTTGGAAAGTCAATTGCCATATTTATTAATTATATCTCATATATTAAAACCATGCCAATATTAAATTTTACCATCATTTATGCACATTTTAGCGCTTTGTTATATAAATCAATAGCTATTTCAAAATATTTTGAATTGGATATTTCATTACTTAATGATAATCTATCATACTGAAATGGGACCGAATTGCAAAATTGAGCATCAAATGATGGAAGTAAATTAAAATTTGGATTTTTTTGTATTTTATAAAATGAACATATTGAATCTATAATTGATTCAGTATCTGATATTAATTTAGTAAAATCAACTATATATATAGTTTCTTTTAAACTTATACATTTATTTTGATATTCACAATACCATTCAAGAATTTTATCAGCTCTATTTTCTCTTATATCTTGAGTAAAATTAATCCAAGATGAAATACAATCTATTGGATTTCTTACAATTGTTATTACATTTGGCTTAATACCAAGCCAATGAATATTGTGTTCAATCCAATTAACTTTTAGCTCTGGGAGTAAAATTCTTAAAATTTTTACTAAGAAATGATTACCAGAACGAGGAAATGAACCAATATTTACCTCATCCATTTTTGAAGCTCTTCATCCCACTCCCACCATCCATCTTGGGATGGATATGGTTGCGGAGCAATCCAATTATTTGCTTCATCTAGAACCCAAGATGGGAATGGCTGTGGATATGAGGTTGCTCTTCTAACAAAAATATCATTATCTTCATCATAGTAATAACCAATAGCAGCAGTTATTCCTCTAAATGAATTTCCATATGATGTTTGAATCCATCTTCCTTCAATTCCAAGTGATGCAATAAAATCTTGACCAATTTTTTCTGAATCTGGAAATTCACCACCACCGCAATCAGCATTATCTACTTTTATTACAGACAGAACTATATTATTTTCATCTAATTGAGCAAATGATGCCATTATGCAATCCTATACCTAACAACTACTAGACCCTGTATACCAGCGCCAGATGTTACTCCTCCACCGCTACCTCTTCCACCACAACCATAATTTGAATCCTGAACATCACGCTTGCCACCAGTGCAATATGTGCTACTCGTTCCATTCAAATATGTACTTGCACGACCAGCACCTTGAGCACCATTGGAGCCAGAACCACCTGCTCCACCTGCGCCACCTCCGCCTGCGCCTAAGTCACCACCTGATGAACCACCATTGTTTCCTTGACCAGAAACTCCAGTCCCTCCAGTGTTTCGTGAACCACCACCTGAACCACCATTACCACCGTTGCTATATAATCCGCAACCAGCACCACCACCAGTTGTTGCATAAGTGCCGTTAGCAAAATAACTTTGAGTTCCATAATTACCAAATGCGTTCACAACTCCAGCCCCACCACCACCAACAGAAACCGTATATGAAGTTGCAGATACACCTATTCCAGTCCATGTAAACATACCACCTGCTCCACCACCAGAACCACGGTCTCCACCTCCTGACCCAGCACCAGCAATTACAAGTGTATCAACTGTCCCAAAAGAACCAACTGTATTTACAGTAAATGTTGATGTACCAGTAAATCTGTGTGCACGATATGTTACACCACCTTCAACATAGTCGGATGTAGTTCCACCAGATGCCGACATGAATACTGGGAGAGTGCTGAATGCAACACCAGCAGATTGCGGACCAACACCATAAGCATTTTTTGGTCTAACATAGACTGTATAGGGTGTATTAGGATTTAATCCACTTAAATTAATTGGGCTTGTTGAAACACCTGCATTAACCCAACTTGATATATAGTAATCATAGCCTGTTATTGCTCCACCACCAGCCGTTGTAGAGAAGTTTACAGTTGCTGTTGTTGTGCCTATTGATGATACAGAAGAAATTGTTGTTGTACCTGTTGGTGGTCCATATGTTGTAAAACTAACTGCTGTTGAGCCAGGACCTGAACCATACGAGTTCACTCCACGAAGATATATATTGTACGCAGTATTCTGAGACAAGCCAGAAATAGTTACTGGGCTAACAGCGTCAGCAGGTGATAATGCGGTCCATGTTGAATTATTAAAGGAGTACTCGTAATTTGTTAGACTTGTACTGCTTGCTGCTGCGGTAAATGATATTGCAACAGATGTATCTGTTTGGATTGCTGAAAGACCGCTTGGCGCAGATGTAGGAACTCCTTCAGTTGTGAATGAAACAGCAGATGATTCTATATCACTAACCCCAACATCATTGACAGCTTTTAATTTAATTAAATAAGCAGTATTTTGTGTTAGACCAGTTACCGTAATTGGAGAAATAGCATCCGCTGGTGACAGCGCAGCATATGTGCTATAACTAGAACCACCATTTGAAGAAATTGCATACTGGTAGTTAGTAATATCCATACCGCCATTATCACTTGGTGCGGTAAAAGAAATTGAAACAGAAGTGTTAACAGGCGTTGCCGATAAAGAAGTTGGGGCATTTTTAGGTGCGCTTACTCCGACCCAAGCAGAATGAATTTGCCCAGAATTAGTGCGATTTCCACGAGGACTTAAGTGGGTAGAGACTTGCTTTCCACCTTCTGTTTTCTTATTAAAGGCTACCATGACAGCACCCTAAGCGATTCGGTTAACATACCCGCTTATCTGAATTGCGTTAGCGGCAGCAGCGCAGTAAGCACGAACAACTGTACTGCCAGTCAAAAGAAGACCTGGGACAATGAGATACAGACCATTCTGTGCTTTAACGGTGAATTCAATGTCATCATCTGTTGCTGTTGTTCCGCCCCATTGAATGGTCAACAAACGATCCGTTGCGGTATCATTAACAGCGTATAGCCAAATCTCATCCAATGCGGTTGCATGAGCTGTATGGATGAGTGTTCCAGATGAAGCTGTTGCTACAACCTTGATCTGTCTACCGTTTGTTGAACCGCTAAGGGTTGTTTTGCTAAATGTTGCCATAATTCTCCTTAACTAAAAATTCTTCCAACTAAAACAATTTGATCATCTTCAATTGAAGACCAGGAAAGACCACTTGTGGCAGATGAATTAGCTACCAAAAACTGATTATCATTTCCTACACCCAATCTTACCACAGTATTATCAGCACTACCAACTAGCAGATCGCCTTTTGCATTAACGATTGATAAAAGGCTATTTATTGCCAATGCGCCAACCTCAACCCAAACTGAATCGTAGTAAACATAGGTACCACCCTCTGATGAGTTATACCAGAACTGACCAGCGATTGGGTTGGAAGGAGCAGTGTCTGCCACATAAGCAGCTGTTCCGCTTGCTCCAATTTCAACCCATTGAGAGTCGTAATATACAAAAGTTTGTGCGGTGTCAGACTCAAACCAAAGCGACCCAACCTCAGGGAAGGTAGGTGGAGTATCTGAGACAGCTGCTCCGCCAGCACCGAAGTCGGTATAATTAGTCCCATCATTGGTGAATTGCCATTTATCAATTGTTTCATTCCAGCGAATGAGAACATTAGTGGAAGTGCCTCGTTCAATTTCAACACCAGAGTTGAGTGTAGGAGTACTCGTTTCACCAGAATTAAGAAGGATGAAATTATCTTCAACATTAAGATTAGCGGTATTAAGAGTTGTCGTGTTACCGCTAACAATCAAATCACCAGACACTGTTAGATTAGCAAATGTCACATCCGAGTTTGCCAAGGTGAGTGTGCCGCTTGCATCAGGAAGACTTACGGTTCTGTCGGCAGTTGGGTCTACAACAGTAAGTACTGTTTCAAACTCATTTGTTGTTGCGCCTTCAAATGTAATGAAGTGTGGTTCTGGAAGATAGATACCATGAATTCTTGGAGTTCCACCAGTAGCTGTAATCTCTGGTCCATCAATGGTTGGAGTGGTAAGTGTTTTATTAGAAAGCGTCTGGGTGCTGGTTAGATCAACAGTTGTATCAACAACCAGAGATTTACTGAGATCAGGCATATTCTACACCGCTAATTGTAAATGTCACAGCGTTAGCTGTTACTTGATCTACATAGATTTTACTATTAGCAGGTACGACTAAGGCTGTGTTATAAAATACAACATTGTTTCCGAGCACACTAATATTGCTCACAACTTTGTTATTTGCTGCTGGTGTAGCCGCTCCTACAAGAATATGTATACTGCATACTGCAGTTGAAGAAGTAGAATTGCAAAGATTAATATTTTTAATAATTGAATAATTACCAACCGTGTTTGCAGTTGTATATACATTAGAAGCAGTTCCGCTCCCTATATAGAAACTTTTTGGCGTTAAATTTGCCATCTTATACCCCCATCCACATTAGAATTTCATTATCATAAGTTGTTGTATTCATATCTTGAATAACAGATGCATCTAAAACATGATCAATAAACGAACCAGAATCATGAGCAACAGCGGTTGTTCCGTCATATCCTCTTTGATTTACAGTAAAAGTATTTGAGGATCTTGAAGAAATTAAAATTTTTTCTTCAGAGATGTAACCACGATCAATAACAATAACAAAAGGATGATTTTCACCAGTCGGATATGTTGATCCATCAACAACATCAAAAGAAGTAGCGGAGTTAGAAAGGCTACTCGTTATAGTAGTTCTAAGAACAGCACCGCTAAATTCTCTTCTCAACATAGCAATCCCCTAGTCAATGCTGATATCAAGATCGCCTGTTGCAATTCTTAGAGTATCCCCAGCATCAGTTGTTTTATTTGTAGTAAGAGTTCCGTACAGCAACATATTACCACTAGTTATAGCATCAAAGATACCGATTGCTACAGTAGTAGCAGCTGGCATTCCTGTAAAATCAATATTGGCATCATTTGATGTTGCTCCGCTTGAGGCGGCAGTAAATGTTGCAACTTTGCGAGCATATGATCCGCCAGTAACTTCTGTTCCACCACCAGCTTCACCTGGAGATACTGTAAACAACCCTACATAGACAGCCGCTGGCTTCGTGTAAGTGGTAGTCCCAAGAAAGTGATCAATCAGCTTGTCCTCAAGATAGTTTGTAAGATTGCCTGCCATTATTAATCCTCCTGATTAGTATAGTACAATTCTTTTTCTTCATCACTAGGTAATCTAAAATTCTCTAGTGCAAGAAGCAAGTTGGCTTCTTCCGATGGAAGCAAGCCCATTTTATTCCTTTGTGAAAAACGAAATCCAGAACCAGTTGTGTATCCAGAACCACTTTCAAACACAATTAAAACATTTCCTTCTTTAGAAATAATATCTTCGGTAATTTCTTCTTTCACTGCAGCTTTTTTTGCTACTGCTTTTTTTGGTTTGTTGATTTCTTCAGATGTTACGCTTGTTTTTTTATTAGTCATATTATCAATCTTACCACTTATATTTATTTAAATCAATTAGATATGATAAAAGGCGGGGTTCTTGTGAACCCCGCCCGTTATCTACTTTAATTTTTTAGATTAGAGTGAGCGCAACTTAACATTCTTACCGATTACATATGAATCAGCATTTTCAATGTTGTTTGCAACTCTCATGTACTGTGTGTACTCAATTGTGTCAGTCTTTGGCTTGAACTGGCGGTACACTGTGATGTCACGGTGGATACCAATTACACGGTTATTTGGGAATGTGAGTTCCACGAAACCATGTGAACCTGCTGCACCCGAGTAGTCACCAGTTGCGGTTTCTGGCATCAAAGGTACTTCAATCAGAGGAATACCAAATGGTGAGAGACCAGTTGCACCTGGACCACCATTTGCTCTCATTGAGCCTTGCAAGAATGCCATTTCACCAGCTGTTGACATTGGTGCAGGTGCGCCTGCAGTTGCCTCAGTTGCTGAGTTTGGATTACCCAAGCTATAGATTGAGTCCTGAACAACGCCTGGACCCGTGAAGAATCGCAGTTCATTACGGCGCTGCAAGTACTTGCTTGGCAAGGTACGAAGAACCTTATCGTAGGTTGAGCGAGAAACATTGTTTCCTGCGAAATCTACAACATCTCCGCTTGTTCTTGCAAGCTTGTTGAAGCCATCCAAAGCCTTAAGAAGACCGTTGTTTGACGATGTGTTGCCGTTGATGAACAAGTCATCAAGGTCGTTTGCGGTCTGGCGAGCCATGATCTGTGCGATATGGTCTTCCAGCGAAGCGCCCTCAATGTTGTCTTCCAACGATTCTGTTGAAATATTCCAGTCAAGACGGAGCTTTACAGTTGAAAGCGATACCTTGCTGAATGTGACAGCTGCATTTGCGCCATCATCTGTTGCTTCGGTTGCCTTTGCAAGCAAACGAGTGCCGACAGAGATCTTGTCAATGTCCATCTGTGGAGTACGCATACGAATTACTCGTGCGTTCTTCATCAATACTGATTGATCAACAACGAAGTCAAGGAAGCGATTGGCTTGCTCTGGGTAGAGAAGTCCACCACCACCGCTGACTGGGCTGCTATTTGAAACCACCGTAGTGGTTACTTCATTGGCTTTTGCCAAAATTTCTTCTTGTGATGCCATGTAGTTTTTCCTCCTTACCTTATGACCTATAACCTAGGGAGCTAATTAGCTCCTGTGGCAAATATGTATTCTTCCAGAAAGAAGCAGGTGCAGACTTAGCAAGTGCTTCGCCCTCTTCTTCTTCAGCGTCTTCTGGATCTACGCTTTTCTTTACAGCGCCAGCTGCGGCAAATGCCTCAACTTTTTCTGTTTGCTCTGATAGAGCAAGCTCTGCTGTTTCCAGCTTTTGTTGAAGTTCAGCACTCTGAACTTCAAAACTCTTAGCAACTGCTTCAATTTTTTCCTGAACAGAGGCTTCAACTTCTTCCTTGATTGAAGTAGCAAAACTAGCCAGTTTTTCATCAACAACAGCACTCAGAGCGTCTTTAAGGATGTTAATATCCATTTCTTCCTCCTGTGTGTTTCCACTTACTTCAACGGAAGTTGAAGTTGTTTCCTTGACATCTTGGAACAACCAACCAACAAACTTCTTCAAAAGACTAAGTTTATTTGCTTCTTGTTCATTCATGTCAGAGATCTTATCATAATTATCGTTTTCTTGCAATTCAGTATCTTGCTTAATAACAGATTCCATATCTTTACTTTCTTCTTCAATTGTATCAAAATTTAAAACCTCAGGTGTTGTTTCTGATTGATTATCTTCAATTGATTCAGTAGAATCTGATTTACCGAAAAGCTGAGCCAATGCCATAATTATTTCATTCATTGAAGACTCAATTTCATTCTCATCTTCCATTGAATCTTCAGACTCTACTGAAACAGCAGGAATTTCAACCCCTGCTTCCATTAGTGACTCAAGTAAATCTTCAAGAATAGATGTGATTTCATCGCCATCAACCATTTGTTTTTCAACGGTTTCTTCATTTTCCATATTGCTCTCCTTTTTCTTTTTCTTCTTTTTTGGCTTAAACTTTGGGTATCCAGACGGGAAAGGGGCAACTGTTGGTGAAGCAATTCCATTTCTTGATGGGTACTTAGATTCTGCATTATCTGTAGATACAGACACGGCGGGAGCTCCACCACCAGCACCTAAGCCATCCTTTTCTACATCTTCACAAGTTCCACAACCGCAATCGCAGCCATCTTTTTCTAGGAGATCCAAAATACCTTCAAGAATTGCATCCTCAAAACTATCTTCAAAGTCTGCTTTTTCTTTAGTGTTTTGATACCTTTCAAGAAGTCTTCTTCCCTTAGCAGCAAGCTTTGCTGCATCCGATCTGTTCTGAGGAACAGGCTCGCCCCAAGCTGCTGCTGAAAGCGCAAGTCTTGTTGGTTCTCCATTTGGTTTTTTCATTGGTCCAGATGGATTGGTAAAAAATCTAGTCAGGAATGAACCTTTACGGCGCATTTTTTCTGGAGTATCTGCTGCACCTCTAACACCTGGTTTTAGATTGGCACCCTCTGTTTCTTTAAAGTGTCTTCTTCCAGCAGCGGTTAATCCACCCTTAGGGTCTTTCAAAGGTTGCTTTGCTTTTGCTAATTGACAATCTAGATCGCAGTCAAGGGCATAATTCAAACCACCCTCGTTATTCATTTTTACAAGGTCAATAACAGCTAAAGCGTTTGCTGGGTTATCTACAAGACTAAGTTCTCCAAGAACATATTTTTTAATAATATTTACAGGTCTGCCATTATACATCTTGTCAGCCATCTCTTCTTTCTTGATGACTTTTCCACCAATAGAAAAAGAACGAAGAGTACCATCAAGGACTTTTTGCCAAGTATCCTCGGCACCTTTTGAGATATACGCCTCTACTTTAAAAGCATTATATGTATTTCCGTCTTTGTCAGTAATTGTTACTGGCTCATACTTAACAGCCTTACCAACAGCAATTGGTGCATGCATTTCACGGATGTTTCCACCCCAATTAGCAAAAGCTTCTTTTGAAGCCTCAAAGTCAACAATGTCGTTAGACTTATCAATATTGTCTGCAGTAGCAATACCGCTTACAATTCTTTGTTCCTTCTTGATCATATCAATAGGGAAGGAAATATTAAAATCAGCCATGCATACCTCGTAACTCTATATATTATATTGTTTTTAACAATATTGCAAATCAGCCTAGTGCAAAAACAGATACAGCAGAGGAAGCAGTGACTACTTGAATACTGGTATAGTCGCCACCGATTTCTACATACTCTGTAGTTTCTGCTGGAATAAGCACTGTGTAAAGACCGTTAAGCTTAATGTCAACATCGGAGGCACCTTTGTTATAAACATATATCCCACTTGTATGCTGCCCAATACTTACAGCTCCATCAGCTGTTACTAAATTTTTATTTGAATACACTAAAGTACCTTCACTCATAATTACTCTCCTTGATTAAATTTACTGGTTGAATCATTGTTCACTCCAGATTCTTGATTTTGACCACGCTCTGCTTGAGCACCATCGGCTCTAGGATCGCTTGTTGCCCCATCGCCAGTTGGTGACTTAGGAGGAAACGCAGCAGAGTTATTATCATTACCGCTAGGAGCGCCTGGTCCAGCACTACCTGATTCGTTCTGCTCTTTCTTAACATTTGTCGGGAAAGGAAGAACATCATCACCCTCTGATCTTTCAGGAAGACCAATTTGTGATCTAACTTCATTAGGTGTAATAACTTCTGTTCTAAGATATCTATCATTAATTCTTGATTGAATATCTTCATCAATAAGATCAATCTTGTTTAGTTTGATCTGAACCATATCTGTAAACTCAGCAATCAATCTATTAAGTTTCTTTTCAATAACAGCTTGATCTGGTCCGATTACCTGCATCTTAAAACTCTTATCCGCATCTCTTGACACTGCCAGGTTAGCGTTATCATAAACTCCAACCTTTGGAGCTGGCACTCTGTTTGCTACAAGAATTTCATCTCTGTTTGATTTACGATACTTATCAAAAGAAGCATCTTGCACTCCAGCTTCAAGCTTTTCAAATTTAATATCTGCATCTGAACCGATGCTTGACGGAATTGGTATAACCAAAGTTCCATGATTACGACCTTTAACTTCATTTCTAAAGTAGTTAATCAATTCCATTTTAGACTTGTTACTCAGCTTTGCACCCTTTAAAATAATTGCATAGCGAGGGATAGCTTTATTTTCAAAGTAGTCAATATTGTATTCCTTTGCAAACTTGTCTCCGATAATTGCCGCCGCTGCAGAAACGGCTGCAGGAACACCGTAGTAAGTATTGTTTGGTGAATAAATTTTAAAGTGAATTAACTCGTTCGGCTTTGGATCGTTATTAATTGGATCTTGAGTTTCTTTATCTTGAAACTGCCTGAAGAAGACTGCTTGAATCTTATTGCTTTTTGCAATCTGCACATAGCCATCACGCTTTCTTCTTACACGAACCAATGTTGCTGGAACATGACCAATGTAGCCAATCTGACCCGAATTGTTTCTACCGATTTCCAGGTATCCATTGCCTACAGTCAAAACATCTTGCCAAACACGGACTAGTGTTTCAATAAGCGTTTCTTCAACATTTAAATTTTCAAAAAGCTCGTCAAGACCTTCTTTAAGATCCTGCATTGAATTTCTTACACGCTCCAGTTTTGCTGGATCATCTTGAGCTCTTTCAATCTTTCTTTTCGCCTTTAATGTTTCAGTAAAGTTATAGCCAAGACCTACGGTGTTCATAACTCTGGCATTAATAGCGGCGTAATGGATTGAGCTTTGATCGTAAAGACCAGCAAGTGTGTCTAGGTCATAAGGCGGATTTACAATGTCATAAAGCGAATAACCACTAACTCTTTCTGGATCAATGTATTTAGAAGGAGTGCCATCAGCGCCTTCGTGTTTCTTCTGAAGCCTTTGCGCTTTTCTTTTCATTTTTGGCGATAGTGTAGAAATTTTTACAGAATCAAAAGGATCATATTCTTCTACTTTTTCAAGATTGCCAATATATGAAATATCATCTATTTCATTTTCAACAATAAAGTCTTCAACAACTTCCATTTTTCTTTCCATGTTAACCCCTATTTCCAAAGTGCTCATCAAACATGTCTTCATAAGGGTCGGCTACAAAACCTGCAGCTAATCTTTCTGTTTGATCATCTCTTTCAGATGCACTAATTTTTCTAGCACCAGCAACCCATCTGATATATCCGTCATCATCGCCTGACCAGTATTTACCAGCCTGAAGAACTCTTTTCTCAATAGATGGGTCATCAACAATACCTTCTGCTGAAAGGACTCCATCGCCATCGGACAAAGCTTCGCCATCTTTTGTAAAGTAGACACAGACTCCATATCTTCTTTCTGGAACCCAAAGTTTTTTACTTTTAATCATATCTGATGACATAAGTTAAATTATATCATCAATATTGTAAAAAATGGTACAGAGATGTTCAATTTTTATCTGACTGGGCATGCACCTGTAGCGCAATTATCCATATCAAGGGTTAAGTCTGTAGCGTTTTGATGAATTGGTGTTGAAAAATCAAGTTTTGCAACAGATTTGTTATATTCATCTTCACTAATTTCCTCATATGGAGGAAGAGGGAAGTTGTGATCAACATGAAGAAGGAAAGATACCGACTTAACACCATTATCATAATTCTCACTCAACCATTCTTTAATTGCAGGAAGCTCTTCTTTACGATAATAAACAGTTACTGAGACAGCGTTATCCGCCCACTCCTTCTGCATTGACTGAACTACCTCAAGTTGCTGTACAGCTGTCATTTCTGAGGCAAGGATAGATCCCTCTGGTGATTTGCATGGGAATTCAACAACATATCTGGTGTGATCTTCACGACCATCCAAGCCAATATCCCAAACAACTTTATAACCATGCTTTCTACAAGCATCAACTAGCGGATCTACAGAGCTAAAGCGAAC